GTGTTAGCTGGACCCACAACTGGAAGTGCTGCTGCACCTACATTTAGGTCACTTGTAGTCGCAGACATACCAACATTAACTTCAACAAAGCTTAGTGATTTCGACACGCAAGTAAGAACTTCAAGACTAGATCAAATGACCGCCCCAAATGCTGCGGTTTCATTTAATAGTCAAACAATAACTAATGTAGCTGACCCCACCGCCGACCACATGGCAGCAAATAAAGGTTATGTAGATGGAGTCGCACAGGGATTAGATGTCAAAGATTCTGTGGTCGCTACAACTACTGCGAATGGTACGTTAGCTTCTGCTTTTGCAAATGGTCAGACTATTGATGGTGTTTCATTGTCAACTAACGACAGAATACTTATCAAAGACCAAAATACTGCGACAGAAAATGGTATTTATAAAGTCAATGCTTCTGGAGCACCTACTAGAGTTGATGATTTAGCTACTGGTGCTGATGCTGCTGGTGCTTTTGTTTTTGTAGAGCAAGGCACAGTAAATGCAGAAAATGGATTTGTTTGTACTTCTAATAAAGGAAGTGCCGTTGTTGGAACAAATAATCTTGCATTTTCACAGTTTTCTGGTGCTGGTCAAATTACTACAGCAGATGGCCTACAAAAAACAGGTAATACAATATCAGTTGACTTGAAAGCAAATGGTGGACTTGTTATTGAATCTGCTGAAGTTGCTGTTGATCTTTCTGCTAGTTCTATAACAGGAACACTTGGTATTGGCGATGGTGGAACGGGTGCTACAAGTGCAAGTGCAGCTAGAACAGCATTAGGTCTTGCAATTGGATCAGATGTCCAGGCTTTCGATGCACAATTAGCTGATGTAGCTGGTCTTACACC